GAATGCGGCGTCATAGATTTCTTGAAACTGTGATTCAATTTCCTCATCCTTTTCGTCGTACTGTTCTATTATTGTAAGTTCAGTAGTGCGCTCTGTCTTAGTCGAGATGGTTGTTCCCGGTTCTATACCGAACGCTTCTTCCAAAGGATGTTCTATTAATGTTTCTACTTCTGTGCGTTTTGTACTCATTTGAATATGTGACCTTCTGACATAATTACGAAATTGTATCCGTATTTATCACAGAAAAGACGGGCCGCGTCCCACTTCGCATTATTAACTGCCCACGCGAGTGCTTCATAAAGTTGGGTTTTTTTAGACTTTCCCCGTGTGGTGGGCTGTAAGACCTGTTTTTTTGGCTTAACTTCAACAACATCCTGCACAATTTTACCTTGACGATTAAAGTATTCTACGAAAAAATCTGGATAATATTTGTGGACACGACCCGTAGTAGGCTTTACATAGGGAATAGGGATAGTTTCTGACCCCCATTTGATAATTCGTAGGTTGTTATCAAGGAAATTCATAAAGTCCTTTTCCCACGAAGAACGATATACGATTTTGTTTATATCGCCCACATATTTTTCTACGTTCTTGGGATGAAAAAATCCCTTACAATGACCCTGTTTGTCTTGACCTGCTATCGCGCGGTGCTTTTTAACAGGACGTTTACGTACAGGGCGTTTACGTTTAGCTACGCTCATGTAAAGAAGTCTCCGCCGCCTCCGGGTGAATCAAAGCTGTCGAGGGCGGAACTGGCGGCGTCATTAACGCCATTATAAATTTTATCATATGTCTGTTGTGCATCATCAAGGAATTGGTTTGCGGTTGCCTGCGCGTCGCCTACAACACCACTAGCAGCATCCTTAATTTTACCAACAAAAGATTGTTCATCAGTGTCTGGTATTTCAGCAAGACCACCAGCTTCATCACTAGATGAAGGACCGACTTGGAACACAGGGTCAATATACGAAGCAGCATCAATCCATCTACCTGAAATGTCTCTAACCGTCTCGCCTTCTTCCCTGACGGATAGTACTGGCGTGATGTGCAATGCATCATACGCGAATTGTATTTCTATTTCGTTTGCGGTTGAACCTTCCGACATATCAAGGTCATCAAGATTCATTGAAAGTATTTTGGGGTTTTTATAATTGTAGACTGACATGAATCTGCCGTAATCAAAAAGATGAAATACTTTCAGTTCATCAATAATAGCAGTGTTATTGCCTTCTAACGCACCAACACTAGCGGAGCTGTTGGTGGCGCGACCACTACCATTCAATCCTATATTTTCTAGATATTGATAGTTCATGACAGCGCTATCATTTTCATATCCACCCAAGCGTGCAATTGGGCTGATTGCTTCTAAATATGCGGCAAAGAAACTATGCCCAAAGTTTTTTGAATCGTCGTGGAAACGCATTGTTATTGGTTCGTATACTGTTCTTTTTGGTACGCGCGTCCAGAAGTTATACATATTAACTTCTTCGTGTTCTACATTAATATTTGGTCTGCCTGTATTCTTAACTACAAACGCCATTTGATTTAAATATTCATCCCACGCATTATATTCATTCTTCAACGTGAATTGTAAGATGAACATAAATTTATGCTTTGGTGCATAACGTATTAGCGCCTGTGCGTAATTCTTTGCGCCACAAAGTTCTATTTTACTTTGCCCCGTTTCACCACCCGGCGTAAAGATGCCGCTAACTAAAGTGGATAAATTTTGAAGGTTTTGAAAGCTACCCGGAATATCTTCCAATTTATAGTTGCCTTGCTTTACTTTGTTGTAAACATTTTCGGCTTCTGCGGTAGCGACGTTAAGAACACCGGGATTAAATTTTCCCGCTTCTTCTGCTTGTTGTGGATTAATGCCAACTTCTGCGAGAACAACATTGGCACCTGTTGCATCACCACTAACACCATTAGTAATAATTGAGCTGCTTACGTCACCACCACGAATAGCGTCAGATGTTTTGGCTAGTGTTCGTAAACCAGAAGCAACGGCTCCGTTACCAATCCGATTGAGTAATTCAATATCACCGACTTTTCCAACCGCGTTGAAAAAATCTTTCCGTGCGGAATTGTTATCTTGTTGCTTATTGGATGTCTGTGGACATTTAACTACGAAGTTAAATCTTGGGTCTACTGCCATGTAAAATACTCCTTATTTCATTGTATTTATTCATGTTGTTCATGAGTGAGAAAAGGGGCATTACGCCCCTTCCCTTATAAGTGCCAGTTCGCCTAGTATTAAGCGCCCGGACCACCTGTTGCAACACCTTCACCTTGACTGTAGCCGCCAATATTCTGACGGGCATGGTCATAACGTAAAGTTGTCGTTATTAAAACTGCATCAGAAGCTGCCATGTCCAAGTCGGTGTAATCAACTTGTTGTAGCCAGCAACCTTCCACTGTCCATTTTTCTGTTACTTGGTCGTTACCATCTAGCAAATCAAGATAGGTTACGAACTTGTACAACGAACCTTCACCAGCAGCAGCAAGCCATTGACCTTCTGCACCAGTTAACCATTGTTGTTTCTGTAACTGTTCTTGAATAACACGGGATGCGGTGCCTGAAACATCATCTTCAAAAGAAAGTGTCATAGGTTCAAATGTGTATTTACCTGCAATCCACGCACGAGATACATAACGGTCTAATTGAACTTCGTCAAATGAAATCACTGGTCGTGTAACTGTTACTGCTTGCATACTAAGCGGCTGTGAATCAACACCACCACCTAAGTTGGCGAATGTAATTCTCCAACGGTTCTTCTGTCTTGGATGCAAGATACCAGTACCAACACCGGGGATTCCTATATCGTTAATTGTTGACATTTATAGATACTCCTTTTCTATATTATATTTCCGCACCAGTTGCTACGATGCGAATTGGGATGTAAATAAATTCAGCTGCTTTCACTGGTTTAACAGCGATATCAACATACATTTCATTTCTATCAATTCTATCTGGTGTGTTGTTACTTTCGTCACATACTGTAACAAAATCGTAAAGTCCGCGTTTGACGATTAAATCTCCTAAGAAATTATCTACTACGGCTTTTAAGTTGTCTCGTGTTAATGCATCATTTGGCTGGAACACGAATGATAATGTGTTCTTGCGCAATTGGCGCTTGATGTAAGCCATCAAACGTTTTACATTAATTCTATCTACTGCGGATGCTGCTGCGGCAGAAGTCTTCTGACCCCATACTACGAAGCCTTGTCCGGGGAAGAATACTAATGGATTAATGTCTCCGCCTGCAGCGTACTGATACAATGCATCGCGTTCGCCGGGGTTCAATGCCAATGGAATGAACGAAGTCGGACCACCTAATGCGCCACTTACATACCCAAGTTCGGAAACACCAGAAATAAGACCACGTCTTATACCAGCAGGGGCAAACCAAAGGAATGAAACACTATCACTGTAAGTAATAGTTCTAAGTGCTACACCAGAGGCTGCACATGCAACATTTTCACCATCCAAGTTAGTAGCTAACGCAGAAGGGTAGTAATATGCGATGTGTTCTGAACGTGTACGTGCGGATGTTGCTGCCCAACCTGTGGTTGCATTTGTTATGCCATCCACATCTTTGTCCATAGGACAATCAGAAATAATCATTGCTTCATCGGCGATGTCTGTTACAAGGCTGAAAAGTTCGTCAGAAAGTTCAGGATAACCGGGACATAAAACTAAGTTATAGTCAAATGATTCAGAGCGGATATCTGTATTACTAATAACAGATGATTGTAAAGCTGTTACGATGTTAGCACGACGGTCTGCGTCGTTAGCACCAAGGCTTGTGTCAGTCAAGAATTCAAATGTGAATTTGAAGTCATCTGCTGCACTTTGTAAAAGGGCTGCGCCATCGTTAGGTGTCCACATACCAACGGGGGAAGCACCGCCATCGGTTAAGAAATTAAAACCTGCATATGTACCAACTGGTGCTGCATCATATCCACTAGGATAGATATCAAGCGCAGAATCTACACCAACGGCACCGAAATAATCTGCTTCGGCTGCGACAAATGAAAATGCTGCGAATAAATCCGTTGTCGCAGTTTGCGCCAATGAACGTAATGTTGCAGCATCTACGTGTGTTGTTGTACCGGGAAGTTGTGGAACTGGTGGAGAACCTACACCAATTGCGTCTTGCTCAAGCAAATATGCGCTGATAAGATTATCCAAAACTGCTGTTGCTTCTGCAACCTTGATATCCCATAAATCGCGAATAGATGTTAAGTCATCGTTTAAGTTTACGTTTGCACGAACGACATATGCTTTATTCCCTATACCTAAGTATTGGTTTAATGCGAATACACCATATTCATTTCGGCAATCGCCGTGATATGCTGCGTTGGTTCCCGAATCTTTAAGAAATACCGGGGTACCATAAAGTTCTGTGCTTTGTTTTAGTGATGTAACTGTTCGGATAACATCATGTTCAAACGTACCCAACGCTTCGCTGACGCCGTCTGATTGTAATTTTTCATCCTGTGTTGCTATAAAAAACAAAGGTACTGTAGCTGCCGAAACTGGTATGAAAAAACTTTCATCTGTTACCGTTACGCTAACGCCCGGACTGACTAATACTGCCATGTTGTGTTCTCCTTAACTATTATTTACTTCCACTCACTGTGGTTGTTAGTATTTATACGTTGTTATATTAAATTTCTATTTTTGAACGATTTAGGTTACATCCACATCGTCTAGACTGAATACCTTCTCATATTCAATGCCTTGGCTGTCTAAATCCGATATTATATCGTAAGATGTAGACACATCGGCACCAACTGCGCCGATTCTAAGCAATATGTCCTTAATGTAATTTGAACGAACATCTATTGCCGTTGACAGATATATTGGAACCAAAAAGCCCATACGGGTCTGTATCAACCGCCTTTCTGCTCCCTGCGGAATATTTTCATCAAAGCGAACATCTACCAATTCCACAGATGTCAATCTGGTCGTATCAAATAATTCATCCGTAGTTTGAATCTGTATAATAGGGTCAAACAGCGTCAAAATCTGTTCTACAATCTGCTGGTGCTGTTGTTGGTTACTAGTCCATATACCCAATTCAAATTGGGCAGTATATGGCACTGGTTGGCGCTGATGAATTATTTTAATATCATCTGGGAATACGCCACCTGTAGGCATATAGGTTTGTCGCTTTTCTTGACCGATACCTTTTCTGCGTTCTGGCGCCATATCAATTCCAGTTAATTGGAATGACATGATTGGTAATCTAATAGGCTTGTTCTGTGTGTTTTCGCCCTTAATCGCACCAACGACTCTATCCATGGCGGCGTTTTTGATTGGTACACGTATAAGCGTTGGCTCATCATCTTCGTTCCAACCAGTCATAACTTCCATACCTGCGAATATAGCAGCAAATTGAACCATGTAGCTTCTAAGCTGTTCGTCGTAATAATACGTATCAAGAATGGTAGTAGCCATTAATCTTCCTCACACGCGTCTTGTATTCTTTCGCGCTGTTGCGTTACATCACTTTCATCTGCTGATGTCGGTGATGTTATAAATTCTTCTAACATTGGTTTAACTGGATTGTATTGTGCGCGCAAATCAGTTTCCAAATATATCCATCTTCCTTTTAGGGAAGAATAACGGTATAAGCGTGCTGGTACATCTTCTGCATATCCAACATAAATCATCCTGTGATAATCACCATTGGCGGGGTCATCAGGGAATGCTTCCGATTCTGTGAATGGCGCATTGTTT